CTATCGTCCCCCCCGCGCCAGGCCGACATCGCGCGCCGTCACGCCGCGCGGAAAGCCGTTCTCCTCGCCCGCCGCTATCCGCGCGGCGAGCGCCGCAAGATGCTCGGGCGTCACGTCACGCGCCGCCGGCGGTGACGGTGAAGGCGGTGATGCTGACCGGCTGGGTCGCGACGATGCTCGTGTTGACGAGGATCATGTCGCCGCCGCCGCCGCTCATCGAGACCGAGCCCTGGATATGGCAGGTGCCAGACACCTTGATCCGGAAATGCCCGGCGGTGCCGGTGCCGTCGGCCGAGGTATCCTCCCACGTCCCGGCCAGCGTCTTGGCGCCGCCGCTGGCTGCCGCAAGCCAGTCGCTCGGCAGCGTCATGGTCGCGAGCACCGTGCCGCTGTCGGCGGCGGCACAATTGGCCGGCGCCGCGCCGGTGCGGATTTCCAGCGTCGGCGCGGTGCCGATCGTGCTCTCGATCGCGTCGGCCGCGGCGTTGCGGACCGCGGTGGAGAACTGAAATGCCACGGCTCAACCCCCCGCCTGGCGGGCGGCCCGCGCCCGCGCTTCCTGCTCGTTGCGATGCTCGGCGATGCGCGCGGCCTGGGCGCGCGCCTCGGCCTCGCCATCCGGCGCGAAGCGCCAGGCGGGGCCATCCATCGGCAGGAAATCCGGGCTGTGGCCGCGCACGATGATCCCGGGCAGCGGATTGTCGGCGTTGGGCGCCAGCTCCTCGACGAGCCATTCCCGGTCGCCGGTGAAGATCGGCATGGTGGTCTCCTGGCAGGTGGGCGAAGCGCCGAATGGGCTACGGAATGCGCTGCAAAGTCAGCAGGTGGCTGCTGCCGCGGCTGTCCTGCGTCACGGTGGCGATCTGGTAGGCGAGGTCGGCCTCGATCCCGTATGCGCCATGCGGCGCGGCGAAGCTGATCAGGTCAAACCGCGCCGGCCGCCCCGGCAGCGCCGTGACCGGCATCATCACCACGGCGCGGATGCCCGCACCGCGCGGCGCGCCGGGCCCGGCGCCGAGCCCGAAGGCTTCCTCCGGCCGGCTCAGCACCACGCGCACCGGCACCGGCGCCCCGCCCTCGCGCGAGGTCCACACGGCATCCACGCCCAGATGCGGGTCCGCCGCCAGCGTGCTCGCGACGGCGGCCCAGATGTCGGACATGCGGTCAGTCGTCCGCCGCCGGCTCGGCCTCGGCGGCCGGCGGCCAGGCCGCGGCGAGCCCGGCCTCGACCAGCGGCATCGCCTCGGCCTCCGGCAGGTCGAGCACCTGGCCGGGCTGGCCCATCCCGCCGCCCGGCAGCAGCGCGCGATCCTTCAGCCTGATGTGCATGGCGCGCCGCTCACGCGCCCACGGCGGGGCCGCGGGCAAGCTTCACGCGCACCGTGGCGTCGCCACCGGCCGCCGCCGCCCAGGCGAAGCCCACGCACCAGTTGGAAGTGGTGGTCGTGGTGATCCGGCGGTTGGTGTTGTCCCAGAAGACCCGCACGCCGATCGAAATCGCCAGCCCGGGCTCCTTCGTGATGTCATAGACGCCGGTCGTGTCCAGCACGACCTCGGCGCCGTTCGCGGCATCGTTCTGCGCGATGCCGAACACCGCGCCGACCAGCGCGCCCTGGCCGCTGGTCAGCGCATAGGGCGCGGTCACCCGGATCTTGTCGCCGGGTCCGACATAGTTCTTCGCCATGATGATCTCCGCTTGCGGCCATGCCGCGCGATGCTGGAAGGGAAATCGCCCGGCGACACCAGCCGCCGGGCCGCAAAACCCGGCTCAGGTGCCGGTGCTGCGCGCCATGCCGCGCCAATCCGTCGCCTTGGCGCCGAAATTGTGCGTGCACTTCACGATCACGCCGTCGGTATCCTCATCCGTGTAGGTGGTGATCTCCGGCGACTCCATCCCTTCGAGGTAGGCGTATTCGATCGTGTCCACCTCGGCATTGTCGGCGATGAGATACCACTGCGTCGCGGAAGCGAGCCGCGGCTCCACCACCGGGGTCAGCGTGTTCGCGAAGGGATTGATGCTGCCCGGCGCGCTGGCGACATAGGCCATGGAGGTGAACTGGAGCGCCGCGGCCTCCAGCGCCGCCGGCACCAGCAGCCAGCGCGGCGTGAGGTCGAGGATGTCCCCGTTCGGCGCCGTCTGCATGCGCATCACGCGCCGCCCGATGCCGAGCCCGGTGACGTTCAGCACGCCATCGCCGGCGGAAAAGCCGCTGACGCCGTTGCCGAACACGTTCACATGCGCGGTGCCGAACAGCGCATTGCCATCCGCCATGCTCGGGTTCGCGTTGAAGATGCCATAGACCGTCTCGCTCTCCAGCCGCGCCGCGGCGGTGCCGAAGAGCTGCGGCACGCGCGAGAAGCCCGACATGTCGTCGTTGACGATCGCCTCGAAGCTGATCGAGATGCGGCGGCCGGCGCGAAAGAGCTGGTAGGTCTCCGCCCCCTCGCCGACCGTCCCGAACTGGATCTCGCCCGCCTCCTGCCCGACCGCCGCGATCTGCAGAAGCTGCGGCGCACCGGCCAGGTTCACCACGCGGAAGGACTTGAAGTCCGGCAGCGTGCGGCGGCGGCCGAAGGCGGTGAAGGTGCGGCGGGCGGAGCTGTAGCCCGCGCCAAGCGCCTTGCTGGCGGTGTTCGCAAGCAGGTTCGGGAAGTCGCTGGTGGTGTGCATCCCGATGCCGGCGCGCTGCGCCATGCCGCGATGGCCCAGCGCGAGCTTCGCGATTTCGCTCGGCACCAGGCCGCGCGTGTGGCCGCCGGCCAGGCGCACGCATTCGGCGGCGAAATCCACCAGCCGCAGGCCGCGGAACTGGCGCGCGGCCTCCGGCAGGTCGGCGCGCACGCCGGCGCGGTGCATGAAGGCGTCCGCCAGCGCGGCGCGCCTGGTGTCGCCCTCATCCGTCACGATGCCGACCGTGGCGGGCTTCGGCTTCTCCTGCGCGCGCTGCTTCGCGGCCACCGCCTCGATCAGCGCGCGCTGCGCCTCCTCGACGCTCCTGCCCTGCTCGATCAGCGTCTCGGCCAGGTCGGGCTCACCCAGCGCCCTGCCGGCGGCGCGGATCGCCTGGGCGCGGGCGAGCTCCGCCTCGCGCACTGCCTTGCGCTCCGCCTCATGGTCCAGCGTGCTGCGCGCCTCCGGCGCCTGGATGGGCGCATCCGCGCCCGGATTCGGGATATCGGCCATGCGGCCCTCCTTGGTGGTGGTGGTGGTGGTGGTGGTGGTGGTGGGGTTCGCGGGGGCGTCGGCGCCGCGCGCGCCTCTCGTGCCGGCGCCGGCATCGGCCGGGACAGGAACGAAGCTGATCTCATGCGGCGACCAGGCGCGCGCGATCCAGCGCGCCACCTGCCCCGGCGTCTCGACCTTCTCCCAGGTCATGACGCGATAGCCGATGGAGACATGGCGCAGATGCCCGTGGGCGACCTTCGCCTCGCAGGCGCGGCCTTCCTCGCTGCTGCGATCGAAGCGCAGCGTGCAGAGCCCGCGCCCGCCCTCGACGCGCGCGCTGCCCGGCACGACGCTGCCGGCGACGTTGCGCACGCTGGCCGCGTGGTCGAGCAGCACCGGCGCGCCGGCCTGCAGCCGCGCGAGGTCGGCGCCGGCGAGATCGAGTTCCTCGTCGTAGTATTCGCCCGTCAGCCAATCGAAGCGGCGCACCGCGGCGCCGGTGCTCCACACGACATCGACCGTGCCGGCCGCCGCATCATAGGTGGCCGGCGCGAAGGCCAGGTCCGCGCCATCCAGCAGCCGCGTCTCCTCCTCGCCCGGCCGCGGCTGCCGCCGCGTGAGCACCTGGTCACGCATCGCGATGTCTCCTGGTTCCGCTAGGACGCGCGCTGGTCTTCCGGCGGCGTCGGACGCAACACCTGGGCGTGGCATACCCGGAACGGCCCGCGCACACCTGCGCTGCAGGTCTCGGCGATGCGGAGCGCCTGGCGCGCCCGATGCTCCGCCAGCGCCGCGTGATCGCCCATCCCGATTGCCGCGCCGCCAAGCGCGAGCAATGCTCCCAGGGCGAAGGACGCTCCGCATCCGACCGCATCGACGCCATGCGCGGATTCGCCGACCTGGAAGTCTGACTCGACACGGAACAGCCGGCCCTCGATCCCGACCAGGAAGACCCCGCCGGTCTCGACGCCGTTGTTGACCGTCGCATAGCCGCCTGCTTTCAGGCAGCCCCGCACGGCATCAATGAACGCCGTGCGCATCCAGCGATCGAGGTCGCCGCTCCGGTCGCGATTCGGCAGGTCCAGCCCGTAGCGCAGCAGGTCGCCCATCCGGAAACTGCTGGTGAAGCCAAAGACAACCCGGCCGCCTTCCAGCGCGAAAACCTTGCTGTCCTTGCGCAGGGTCAAGTCGTGGCCTGCCACACCGGCGCTGTCGCCGCCGATGGTCACTCCCCCTGGATGCGCGATCCCGACAATGCAGGTCATCCCGCGTCGCCTTTATCGGCCGCATCGCCCGGCTTCTTCGCGCCCTGCACATTGCCGCCCTGGCTCGTCCTGCGCGGGTCGGTGTCGAGCACGAGGCCCAGCGCATCGGCCTGCGCCAGCAGCTCGGCCTGCTCGGCCAGCATCTCGCGCCAATCGTCGCCGCGCGCCGCGACGGCGTCCGGCTGGCTCAGCAGCCCCGCGCGGATCGCCTTGATCTCGGCGTTGATCTCGGCCTCCGGGTCCACCCAGGGGCGGCGCGGGAAGCTCCATTCGCAGCCGATGCCGGGCAGGCCGCTCGCCGCCTGCACCCGCGCCCAGGCCCGGCGCAGCAGCATCGGCGCCAGCATGCCCCACTGCCAGACATCCAGCAGCGCGTAGAACTCCAGCCGCCCGACCCGCATCGAGGAGTAGTTCGCATTGCGCAGATCGCCGGTGAACTCGGCATAGGGCGCGCCGATGCCGGCGGCCACCGCCATCAGCTCCAGCTTGACATAGGCGTCCACGCTCGGGTCGGCCGGCGGCGTGCTGAACTCGACGCCCTCGCCCGGCGCCAGGCGCTTGATGGTCCCCGGCGCGATCGTCTCGATCGCGCGCTGCGACCCGTCGCCGCCGGTCTCGGCCCGCACCGCGCCGAGCGGCGAGCCGACCGGACCTTGCGGCGTGGTCACGAAGGCGGCGAGCGCGGCGGCGATCTTCTTCCGCCAGCGCTCGGCTTCCAGGTAATCGTCCAGCGCGCGCAGGCGCAGCGCGCTGGCCGCCATGAAAGGCACGCCGCGCACCTGGCCGGGGCGCAGCACCTCGAACACATGGTCCACGAAGCGCGCCTCGACGCGGACCTTGTCGCGCGATCCGCGCAGGCCCGGCACCAGGTCGCCGGGGTGCGCGCGGAACAGGTGATAGGCCACGCGCCGGCCGCGCGCATCGAACTCGACGCCGCTGACGATGCGGCCGCTGCCGTTGCGCGATTCCTCGATATGCGACTCATCGAGGAAATCCGGCTCCAGCACGCGCGTCGTCCAGCCGCCGGGCGCGTTCGCGTCCGCCTCCCACAGCAGCAGCGCCTCGCCGGCCTCCACCACCGTGCCGGCGATCAGCGCCTGCTGGCCGCCGAAGCCCAGCATCGTCTCGACATCCGTCTCGTCCGACCACGCATTCCACGCGTCCAGCGCGCGCTTGCGGGTCCGATCGGCGCCTCCCTTCGGCCGCGGCTTCACGCCGGTGCCGACCATATGGGCGGGAAGCTGCCGCCGCGCCTTGATGCCCCAGGGGTTGTTGCGCACCAGGTCGCGCGAGCGGTCGCGCAGCACGCGGAGGGAGGGCGCGATCTCCGCCGCGGCGGAGGCGCCGGAGGTGCGCCAGGTCTTCGTGGCGCGCGTAATGCGCGCGCCGTCATAGGCGCGCTGCATCTCCGCCAGCATCACCCGCGCGGAGGCCATGCGCATCGCCAGCCCCGGCAGGCCGAGGCGCGCCAGCCCGGATTCGAGGCTGAAGCGCATCTCAATCCCGCGCCCATTCGGCGTAGCTGACGCCGCCGGGGCGCGTTGTCGGGTCGGCGGTCGGGCCGGCGGCCGCGGCGGCGATCAGCGCGCGGGCGCGCAGCAGGTCCTCCATGCTGCGATAGGTCACGGCGGAGCCATCGGCCGCGCGCACCACCAGCACGCCGGTGGCGATCGCGCGGTCGAGCACGCCGAGGTCTGCGGCGGTGAGAGCCATGGGCTACCTCCAATAATCCTCGGCGCCGTCGAAGAAACGCTCTTCCGGCGCGCGCGCCCGCGGCGCCGCGGCGCGCGCGGCCAGCCGCTCGGCCTCGGCGATCTTGGCCCTGGCCGCCTCCTGCGCCTGCTGCTTCAAATCCGGCGACCACAGCGCCGCCATGTCGGCCTGCGCGGCCTCCGGCGGGCCGAGCCGCTCGGCGGCCAGCGCCAGCCAATCCGCCTCGGTCAGCCGGTCAGCGGCGTGATGCGCGAGCGCGCGGCAATAGACCGCGAGGTCCCATTGCTCATTCGCGCCGAGCTTCTTCCACTCCAGCTTGCCGGTGCGCGGATGCGCGATGCAGGCCTCGGCGGTCAGCGACTGGA